ATTGATAATGAATTAAACGATTATCGCTATGGATCTGAAAATTTAGATTCATTTATTGATATATTAAATGATCTAAGAAATTTATTAAAAGATTTAAATATTAATTTAGATAAACTTGCAATTAACCAAGATGTATTGACGGGCTTGTATTGTCATAAAACTTTACTATCATCTTTTTATAAAGATGTGGAAAAAAGAGAATTAAAAGAAATTATTTGTAATCACTTTCATTTAGAAATTTTGGCTAGTCAAATTGACAGCAATTATAATTTTGATTGCGATAAATATATTTTAAAACCGTTTGTAATTAATTTTAAAAATACTAATAATTTGCAACTTTCATTAAATCGACACGCTTATATTTTAAATCGATATAACAATTCTGGCGGTTATGATTGCCCTGAATTTTTTTACATAGAAGAAATTAACACAGTAATAAATAAAAATGATAAAAAATTTACACAATTTAATTTTATTAATTTTAAAACTAATAATAATTTTCTTAGGTCGAGGGATGCTGATATAACAAAAATGTTTCCTTTTGGTCGGTTGCCTTTTGAGAGTTTAAATTCAACTTTTTTTGGGGTTGAATTAGAATGTTATGTCAGAGAAGATTATTTGGATAATAACAGAGGGATATTACCTTATAGATTATTGGAAGAAGAAATTCTAAAAGGTACAGCAATTTGCAAAGAAGATGGTAGTTTAGGGCAATATGGGGTTGAATTAAATACAGTTCCAATGACTTTAAATTATATTCAAAAAAATGATTATTTTTTAAAATTTTTTGAACAAGTTAAAAGAATGTTGACTAGCTACGATCACGAAGAAACGGGTATTCATATTCATATAAGCAAAAATAATTTATCTAGGGTTGATATAATGAAAATACAACAGTTCATCAACGATCAAGTAAATTTAAAATTTATTATTAAAATGTCAGGAAGAAATCCGAATAGATATTGTCAAGTCAATGACCGCTTAAAATTAAATCAATATAAAAATAATTTATTTAGATCAGATACGAAATTTTTAGCAGTTAATATCAGTCATAAAAATACGATTGAATTAAGAATATTTAAAGGCACGATTAACCCTATCACTATTCATAGACAAATCGAATTTTGTGCGGGGTTGATACAATTTGTTAAAAGTACCGCTTATAATCTTTTATCATATACAGATTTTATTAAATTTATTAGAGGGCATAAAAATCAATTTCCAATATTAAACGAATTTAATGAATTATTTTTAAACAATCCAAGTTTTAAAATGTCAGAAATAAAAGGCGTAAAAACTTATGTTAACAAGTGTTTAAAACAAATTGAAAAAAGAAATATAACTATAAAACCCCCCGTATTTAAATTAATTAAAAATCATGATTATAAATCCCCAAGAAAAACTAAATTAAAAACAGATCATTTCTTTTCTGATGATGCGATTAATGAGAATTAAGAAATAGATCTCCAGCAACATCTCCAGCAACATCTCCAGCAGTAGAAATAAATAATCATTAACCGCTATCATCATTTATATTTTGCGGTCTAAAGACTTCGCATTTCTTTACACCGTAAATTAAATCAAATTTATTTAATGTTTTTAAAAATATTTTTTATTCCACTCCCCGCACAGTTAAATCTTAAAACAATAAAATTACTTAATAAATTTAATTAGAATTGCGGTCTTTTATGGATAGTTCACAGCAGAAGGCACAGCGAAAATATTAGTCTTATTATTTAATCATATTAAAATTTTTTGCGGTCTTAGTATTATTGATAAAATTACCCCCGCAAATATTTTTAAGTTCATTATTTAAAATTAAAATTTAGGGGTACTCAGGTACACCTTGCCCCTGAGATCGAAGCCCTGAACAATCCTGAGAGGTTTTTTTTAAAGTATTTGATATTAAAATTGATATTGTATTGAATTTGATATAATTAGCTATCATAATACAAATCAAAAAAAGGTGGTTAATATGTTGGAATATGTTTTTACAGATACAATAATAATACTTTTAACAGTTGCCATGAGTTTTATTATTTTAGGTTTGGCGACAATGTTAAATAATTATTTAGAAAATAAATATAAAAAGAAGTCAATCAAAGACACTCATTATTATTATTTAATTAAAAATAAAAATAAATCGGGGGGCTTTTAAATGATGATAAAAACTTTTGATGATTTAGACCAATACAACAGCGAAATAAAATTGAAACCAAATCACGAATTGTTAAAATTATTTTACAGCTATAATGATAATTTAAAATTTGGGTACGGGTTGCCTATTGAATTTGATTTAATTTATAGTGAATTAGAAAAAAGAGGTTTTGCAATTCATAAAGAGTTTAAAGCGTATGAACATTAAATTAAATAAGAAGTTTTATAGTAAAAAATTAGATCAAGTAAAATTAAAAGATCTAATAAATATTTTAAATAAAAATATAGAAAATAAAATCACGATTCAAAAAATATTAGATCAAGTTATTATCAATTATAATTTTAATAAACATGGATATATTTTGCGGTCTAGGAAAGCCAAGCAGGTCAACACCGCAAATATAATTAATAATCTTAATACTTTTGATGATAATTTTAGATTTGCCACAGGTAGAAAGGTTGCAGTTTAATATTATGGTAAATCTATTTAAAAATAAAAAGCTATTAAACGAGGTCTTTTTAAGTCATTTAAGTAATTTTCAAGAATTGTATTACAAAGCTATTAAAGAAAATAAAAAGTTTATTGAGTGGAATAATAGAAAATTTTCAATAAATTATAGTAAAAACCTTTTAGATTATTTTAAGTCTAAATATAGATTGCCAAATTTAACTAAGCATTGAGTTTTATTTAAAGGGCAATCAAAAGGTTTTGATCGTTTCGACTATTGCGGAACAAATCCATTAATAAATAATATAAATAAAAAAAACTGATAAACGGGTGGCGACTTGTTTAAACGCAAATAAAATTTTCAATTATCAATTAATAATTAAATAAAGGATTGCTAATCCTTTTTATTTTGTCGATCAATAAGCCAATAACTAAGCCACAATTTAAACGAGCAATTTTAAATACAATTTGGGGTTGCACGGGGGGTTTTTGGGATAGTGAAGAAGCCGAGATACCCTTTCATATTTTTTTAACAAAACAAAATCCCACCTTGATTTTCGACATGCTGGTAATTAGGATGCCCTCTTGGAGTGTGGACTTAAGGTTTACTTTAGATCTACTTATAAGTGTTACTTATAAGTGTTACTTATAAGTTTAATCTATTACTGTTATCTATATATAACTTAATACTTATAAGTTTAACTTATAAGTTAAACATACAGGTGTAGACTACTGCAGTCGATACCCTTACATGTCGACACTTAGGTGTCCATCCATAAATCGCCTTTAGGTTTTCTACCTATGGCATGTTCCATAAACTTCTCAAGTTCCATATTAAGCTGCTTTTCTTTATGACTTTCAACTGCTCTAGTATTATCTACTGCTAATTGTTCAATCCAATAAGCTACAGCTATAGACAACGCATCTATTCTGTCGTCATTTCTAAGACTACCCCTATCTTTTGTTATTCTAGTTAATTGATAAAATAATTGATAATGAGGGTCTTGAGTGTCGAAATCTTGTCGAATAACTTGTGGGCTTACAATTAATCGATGCTGGTTCATTAAAGGCTCTAACGTATCTATGATACGTAATTCCTTTTGTTTACTATGGTTTACTTCTTCAATGTGAACAGGATGATATTTATTTACAACTGGTTTTAACAATTGAGTAAACATTCCATCTCCAAAGTTACTTTCAACTACAATTGCATTTACTTTAGCATCTCTAGCTAAGGTGGCAATTTTGGTCAGGTTACTTTCGGAGTACCCACCTTGTAGTCCGACACAAAGTTGAACATACAAGTTACCGTGAAGTTGTTTTACAATGCAGACTCCGAGTTCATCACTTCCTCGACCACTAGGGTCAATAGCCATTACTGAACCTTGATACGCTGTAAATTCATTTGAAACAAACATAGGTTTATGAAACCTATCTCCCGTGAAACCAACACTTGGTAAATCTTCACAGACATATTCTGGTGATCCTGCCCAGGCTAATTGAACGGGTGCAATATTGTTGTCGATATCCATAATAACTAAATCAGATAATTTTAATGGAAATCTTTCTTTGTCAGACAAAGTAGTGTCCAACATAAATTGTAAAGCAAACCCTGAACGTCCATAAGACGCTTCTCGTTCTTTTAAATCTAAATCAGTAAATCTTAAAGGATCTATAGGTTGTCCATCTTCTAAATTTTGATTAACAATAAATGGTGCTAATTTATTTCCATACTTAGCAACCCTGTCTCTTAATGGCTGCCGAGCTGTCCATATTCTAGTTTCATATCCTCTACTTGGAAGATCATTATACAAAGACATATCTGATTGTGGAGTTCCTAAAAATATAATTTTACCATTAGGAGATAACACCGCTTCAAATTCTTTTACGTTATCAGATAACTTATCTCTCATTCCTTGTGTTAAAGAATTATTTAAACTTTCACAGTCATCTGAAATAATAAAATTAGCACGTGAACCTGTAAGTTGGCCTGTAATTCCTACTGACTTAACACTCGGTGAGTGAGACGCAGTAGCTGGTGCAACATCAAAACTTACATTTGATCCACGCTGGTCATTACGGGGAGCGAGATGTTGTAATATGTCCATCTCTAAAATTAGACGTTTTGTAAATGTCGAGAAATCATCGGCTCTGTTTTTAGATGCCGACACAACGAGGAATTTTAGGTTTGGATCTTTTAAAAGGTTCCAACATACAAATGCAGAACAAATCCAAGATTTACCTACACCTCTAAAAGCCTGTATTACAGAACGTCTAGGGGAGTTTTGTAGATAATTTGCTATATCATACTGTACGGGTGTTGGATTAGGTAATTTTAGGTGTTTCCAAGCTAAATACAGGAAATTCCTAAAATCGTCCTTAACTTCTTTCAAAATGCCCTCTCAGGTTGATTTAAACGCACATATATGCGTGATTTTAGTTAAATTGATCTTCCCCTATTATCTCCTTTAAATCGCTTAATTTAAAGGGTAATTCTTCGGCTAATTTCGATACTGTTCTATTTTCAGTACCAATACAGTCTATGTTGTTGTCTTTTAAGAACTGCCTAGCTACGTTTAGATCAGATGCCTTAACTTCTGGGTCTCTAAGTCTTTCTAGGAGTTTTTGTGCTAAAAGCTCGTGTAGATTTTCTAATTTGTTTTTTGGGTCTTGCATTTACATTCCTTACATTTACACTTAGGTTTACATTTACAGCTGTCTAGCAGTGAACAAAAGCCAGCCCATAATTTCCACACACAATAAAAATTTTCTTTAGCATTTTTGTATTTCATATTTTTTCTCCTGAAAATAACATACATTCCATAGTTATAATTTCTTGTAGTTTTATTTGGTCTTGTCTTTTAAATTGTTTTTCTATGTCTGATGAAAAGTTAGAATAATTATCTTTTAAAAATTTTTCACAAGATTGTTTATTATTAAACGAAAGGTTTGGGTTATAAACAGGTAGCGTTTCACTAAAGCCGTCACTAAATAAAGATAACCATATAACTATATGATACATTTTATTTCTTTTTTAAAAATTTTTTACTTTTAGTAATAACTTTTTTAAATCTAACTATTCTTTTTAAAGGCATTATTTTTTAGAGCTAGTAAATGCGTCAATAGAGGGCTTAAGTCCGTATATAGCCCCGAAGATACCAACGATTAACCATTGATACCAACTAGGAAACTTACCAAAGTAATCAAAGAATAAATCTAGTTTAGTTTTAATATTAATATCATCGCTAATAATTGCGTAAGATAAAACAAGAATTGGAATACAAACCACCACCAAGACAAATTCGTCTTTCCATGAACGATCTTGTTGATCAGCCACATCTCTCTGGTATTCTATTTCACCACGAGCCATGCGTTCATAATGTCTTTTCTCAGCTTCAGATTCTAAAAGTTCTGATTGTTTATGATTTTTATAAATCTCAGCACCAGTTTTAAAAACTGTCGGTATTATATTCCACCACATATTAATTTTTATATTGAACTCTTAATTTTCCTCTGTTTAATTTTGCTGAAACAACTCTTAAATTGTCTGGGCTATTATCTTGAGGGTTACTATTTTTATGATCTACGTCTTTGCCGTCACCTTTATGAACTCTTCCTTCTGCCATCAACTTTCGTCTTGCTCTGTTTCTAGCTGCTCTGTCTAATTTTTGAGAAGCAGAAGCTTGATATTTTCTATATTCTTCTTTGTAATTTCTAGTTTCCATGGTTTCCTAATATGTATTGCCAAATTGTAAATATTGTTCCTAACAGAGCGGCGATCCCTGCAAGGACTTTCAAGCCACCTTTTGACATGGCTATTTCTTCTTTTAAGGTTTGTACTTCTGCGTTATTACGATTAACGTCTTTATGAAGTTCATGAATTTTATTATTTAAATCTTTTAAATACTGAATTAGTAAAGCGTCTCTTTTAAGTTGTTGTAATTTAACTGTTTTTTGGTTATTTTTTATTTTTTTCATTTATATAGAAAGTCGGCTGCATCTGAACAAGTAGCAACCGACCTCCCAAATTTTTTAACTAATCTTCGTCAGATTCTTCAAAATCAGTATCTTCAAATTCATCAGAGTCATCCCATGAATTTTCGCTATCATCATCATTTTCAAACTCGTCATTTTCGTTTTCTGATACTTTATCTTGAATAGCTGCAAGTTGATCTTGCACTTCTTCTAGCATTTCAGAAACAGTTTTCTCAGCTTTTTTCTTTGCCATTACTCGTGTCGCCTTTTGTTAGTTGTTAGTTTTACTTTTTGTTATTTTGAAAAAACGCTTCAACTGATTTAGACCAGTCTTTAAAAGCGTCCGCCCAAAATTTTTGAACCTGACTTACGTAATTTTCAGAAGTCTTTTTAACTTCTTCGTAAGAAGGAATTTCAAATTTAGGTGTGAACATATTTTCCTCTTTGGTTGGTTTGTTTAAAAATTCTATTTCTTCAAATGTATATGGTGTCATTTATTTATTTTAAAAGTTCTTCAGAAGAAACTTTAATATGTTTTTTAGGAGTATCTATATCTATCAAAACAGGAATACACATACGTTCATCTCCTTCAAAATACGAGCTGTCGTGTGGTAGATATCCTTCTATTAATAACATAGAACTTTCTTGGACATGAACCTCATACCAACCACCAATAAAAAAATCATTTTTATTTATTTTCCAAAATCTTTTACCAATGTTTGCAGGGTCATAACATCTAACAACACCCCTTCTTAAACTTTCGTTAATGTTTTCATCTAAATTAAATTTAGGATAATAAGTTAATACTAAATCACATTTAGGGTGCGTGTGATTATTAATGCCTATATTTTGCTTTTTATCCCTTCTTTGCAAAAATGTATCAGACATCATAAATATTTTGCCAGTATGCTCATATCCGTATGCTTTTAATAAATATTGTCTGCACATGCTATCGCACATTTTAACAAATTCTTTTATTACAGGTTCATGTTTATAATCATCTAAAAAATTATGTCTTAAATGACCAAGATGATTTGTTACACTACCAATATTTTTTTCAGTATTTGTTTCCGATAAACCATTTTTTAAATAATCTTCTTTTGCTAATAAATATAATTTATTATTAAATTCTTTATCTACATTCCAAATTTTATGATAAACAAAAGATGGGTATATTGTTGCTAATGTTTCATTATTGTTCATGCTAGTAATTCATTACCTCTACTGGTCTCTGGATTAATTTATCTACAAAATCTTGGGAGATAATTTCAATCTTATCGTTCATATTATCTCGTCTAGGAGTTCCTTCTATGTAACGCAATACTCCGCCAGTAAGTCTGTATAAAGCCGCACCAAGCATTGCTACATTATAGTTATAAGAAACATCACATGCTTTAGTCCAATATTCCCCTTCAAGAAATAAACATGCACCTTTACAAAGCTGAACAACTGGACATCTAACGCACTCGCTTCTAGTTCTAAAGTGATGAACTAAAGTCATCTCCATAGCTTTAATGTTTTCTGTTTTTCCTATGTTATGCTTTGGAAGATTTGCATTAGTATTCTGGCAAGTCATTGCATTGCCTTTTAAATCTACCGCAAGAATGTTTGGATTATCCATTCCACACTTTTGACCAAATACTGTAAATGGTCTGCGTGTGCTTATAGACTGAAAGAAGTCATCTATTTTATCAAAGATAGTAGTTACACCTAAAGTCTTTCCAAATCCAGCTTCCTCAAATATTGTTTCTCTTAATTCTTTTTGTTCTTCAGGAAGCGTTGGAGACAACATCATTCCACCTGCGTCATACGGAAGCATTATTTCTTCAGAAGTTAATGGAATATTAAATGGGTCTAATCCCATTTTTTTTGCAATATGTTCTCTTACTTTGTGCATACTATAGTTCTTAACAGTAAGAACACAGTTGAAACCTATTCTACCTTTAGAAAATAATTTATCGTATGCGTATTTAATTGCGTCTAATACTTCAGGTATATCAAGAACATCTTTACCTCGTTGTTCTTCATAGACATGACCATCATGAGATATACCAACTTGAAAATCTAAACTATCTAACCAATCAACAGTTTCACGAGTAAGCATTGATGCGTTAGTAATGATATTAAATTCAGCTTTAGGATATTTTTTTCTCAATCCTTCAGCTAATACTTTTAAAACTTTAATATAAACTAATGGCTCTCCACCCCAAAATTCCCAACGAGTTTTATTGCCGTCTCCTTTGAACCAAGTATCTAATTCATCTAAAAACTTTTGAGCTTCAGAGGGATTTCCTTGAAATGAGTTTGGAACTTGAGATGCTTGATTACAATAACTACATGCGTAATTACATTTTAAACCCATCTGAATTTTTACATTGTTTGGCTTATCAGATTTTTTAGCAGGGTTACTTGGAGAGTTAGGTGTCCACTCGTGAAAGTGTCCCTTAGTATATTCCATGTTTATACTCTCTAACGATATAGGTATTCCATTCTCTGTAAGTTCAGAGGTATGAGGTTTATACATTAAGTATCTCCAACCTTTTGGATATTGAAGATGTAATTTGTATTCTGGTGGATTACTTGTATCGTAAGTCTTAATTATCTCTGGTTCTTTTTTCTTCCAAGAAGCAAAGTTATACGTGGGATTGGACATGTATGTTTTTGAGGTTATTGATTATTTTTTTTGATGAAAGCATTTCCAAAATCTTAGATTTTCTTTTGCTTAACTGACAATCAACTTCATGTGTATTTGATAAATGGCAATTACCTCTGCACCATTTTCTAATTGGACATGTTTGACATTCAGTCGTCTTTACAAACTTTTCAGCTTGTAAATACGCATCTATGTTTTCTATCTCCCCAAAAGCCTTACCTATCTTTGATTTGCTATTAACTGAATGATGGCAATTATGAAGGTTACCATCTAAATCAACATCGATTTGATGACTACCTCTGCACATCGGAACAAACTCTCCTTTAAAACTTTCTTCCCATTGTATAATGTGTGGTGTCCAAAGTTCTATTGCTTGTTTGTTTCCTTGCAAAGCAAGATTGGCAAGTTCCCATAAATACTTTTCATGCTCATCTAATTGTTCCATTTGAATATAATACTCAGGAGAACAACCATCTGTAGCACGAACCCAGTGCATAAAGCCTGAAAACTTTCTTCCAGTAATTTTTTCTAATTCTTCAAGTTCTTTTAAAAATGGGTAATAACTTAATTCTTTTCCATTAAATAAAAATGATACTGATACATTTTTTATATTTTTAACAAATTCCCATTTAGGTTCTCCATATTGTTTATGCCTTGATAAAACAACATAAGCACCCCAATCATTTATTGTATTTTTTATTTCGCCAGTAAGTAAAGTTCCATTAGTAACTATTTTAACATGTTTAAATTTAACATGTTTTTGAAGCTCATTATGAATATCCTCTATTGTTTTCCAATATAATAAAGGTTCTCCACCCCAATATGCTATTTCTGTAATATTATTTTTTATAATATGAGGTAACATCTTTTCAACAAAAGACGTTGCTTTGTTTTTATAAGTAGGAACTCCTGCTCTATCTCTTGCTGGTGCTTGTAAACAATATCCACATTTTAGATTACACCCATACCCAATAAATACATTGAGCATTAGATTACTGTAATATAAATATCCCCTAATCCAGTATAGCTTTTTAAGTTAAATTTAACTTTAGCTTTGTCTCCAGCTTCTAAACCAAGAGCTGTAAATTTAAACGAACCTTTACCTTCATTATTCATAATAGTTTTTGTTTTAGGTAAATATCCTGCTGAAGTTTCTAATTTAAACTCTGCTGTTTCGTTTAATACGTTTTCTTGACTTTCAACATTATAAACATAACCAATACTATTTTTGTCATGAACCCATTTTACATCATAGTTTATTTCAACTGTCTCTCCAGCTCCTACATTAATATTATTTTCAGAAGGAAATACTTGATACATATTAGATGCTTCTTCTCCGCCACCTGCATCTGGTTCTGATTTTAATGTTACGTTTGAAATTGGATTATACTTTCCATGAACTACTTGCAAACAACCCACTTCTAAAAGATTATCTTTTTTAAAAGGAACTCCTAAAAAAGCAATACTGTTAAATTGAGCATAAGAAGCTCTTATTCTACTAGAATGTTTAATTTTGCTTGATAATGAATTAGCAAACCTTGAAACAACAGCTTGAGGTTCGCCAGTTCTTTGAGCATAAAATTCAATAATTGAATGGTCTGTGTATTCAACTGAACTATATGAAAAATTTATATCAAATATTAATTTTCCTAAATATTTAAAAACTGTTTCTGAATTAGTATTTGGAACATTTCTAACAAATTTATTTATTAATTTTCCACATACTTGACCAGACCTAGCTTTTCTAGCTTCGTCTGCTATCTGAATATTTGAAGAATTACTTTGTTCAATATAATCATATTTAAAATCTTCATATAAATCTTCCCAAGAAACAAAACTATCTTTGGTATTTTCACTATATTCAAATTTATTAGTTTCTTTTAAAACTCCAATAATTAATTGGTTTTTAGTTAAATGAACTAAAGTTAATAATTCATCGTGGCTTTTATAAGCTCCTCTTTTTTGCAAAGTTATATTCATAATATTATTTATTAATCTCTACAATCACAAGCACACGCACAAGCACATGCACAGTTGCAATTGCAATTTGTTCTACAGTTGAAACTTCCACAATTACAGTTTTGAACTGTTCTTGTTTGATAAGTTCCGCCTAGTTCATCAGTAGTAGTGTAAGCACTAAATATATTTTCAACAGTTAATGGTTGTAATGTACTTGTATTACCACCAGCACCATCGTAAGCACCATTGTTGGCACAGTTTGATGTTGGTATTCCTGCAAATCCCCAACCAGACCATTCCCACCAATTTCCGTTTCTAGGTTTTTTTAAATCAATGGCTTGGTTTACTACTTGACCACTTGCATTTTCGTAAGTTG